AAAAGCAACACCAGAAGAAAGATGGGAATTGAGTTGCGATATCCCTTCAAGTTTACATTTGGTTAAAGAAAAGCTTGGCGAAGACCTTTACAGACGAGTTAGATGGGATTGGCATTTTGTTAGAAACTCAAGAGGTACAGACTTCATCAGAGTATTTTGGTTTCTTGATGGTCGCATTACTAAGCTTCAAAGCATATTAGCTATGGGGGTGAAATAATGTGTGATAACTGTAAAATCATTGAAGGGGTAAGCTAATGAAAATAAGATTACACAAAATCAGAAAAGCACTCACTTTTGAATGGGATTACTCAGAGGGTGTTAAATTAGAAGATAAAAAAATAGTAAGCCTTATTCTTAGAGGGTTCACAGACGAGCAAATAATAAACCTAGGAAACGAAATTTGGATGTATTGGGATAATCGTAGATATTGGAAAGCTAAAAAAGAACTAGGCTTATCTACATTAGATTTTTACGTTCCTTGGAGGGTTTAGAAATGATAGAACAACCAACAAAAATAGGGAACTCAACGCTTTATAATGCTAGGGTTCTTAATATGTCAGTCGCTAAATATTACGGCTTAGTTAAAGAATATTGCGAGATTGTTTCTAAAGCTAGGGAAGCCAGTAAAGACGATTTAGAGAAGAATGGGGTGCAAGCAGAACTCACCCTGTACTTCTCAGTCAAAAAACATCTGAATCAGTTGGTACTACAAAAGCTAATGAAGGATAAAATAGAAAAGTTTGGAGCAAATAAAAGATGAATAAATTATTAGAAATTGTTTTTGATTGTGCGTTTTTGCTTATGTTCTTTGCAGTTTGTTATTTCATACTGGTCGCTTTTACATAGACATAACCAAAAAAATAGAATAGGTTTGAAAATGAATTGGAGTTCACATGAAGAAATCAAAACTAATTTTCACTTTATTGTCAGTAGCTATTGTTAGCGGTTGTTCAACCATGCCAATAGTAGACAGTCGAGGGAAATCATCGGCAAATATTCAAGGCGATATGAACCGATTCCACGATGATTATTATACCTGTAAGAGCTTAGTAAAAGACCAGACAAGTTACGTTTGGGATAAAAGCAAAGCAGTCTATAATGGTCTAAGGTGGAGAGTGCTATGGCTTTCACCTAAAGCAAATACCAGAAAGGATTTTGTTAATAGGTGTCTTGAGGGTCGTGGCTATAATGTAATTAATAAATAATAAGGAAAATAAAATGATAATAGATAAAATATTCGATAATACTAAAGATGGAGTTCCTAACTACTCTATAGATTTAATTGATGGAACACGGCTGTATTATAGGGGTGTTTCTATGAACCCCATGCCACAAAAAGGCGATGCCATAAACTATACTGTCATCAATACTAAGACTTCAGCTAATGGTAACCAGTACACCAATATTAAAGACCTTAAAGTAGCGGTTAATCCAAATGAACAACAGCATGAACCGCAATATGCACCACAACCCCAATATACGCCTGTACAACCGCCACAACCAATGCCACAGGCTAATAATACCTTTACACCTAGACCTGCTACTGGTGGCTTAAATAAAAGCGATACACAGCGACTAGATATATTTGTTACTGGTGTAGTTGGTAGGTCTATGGGGTCTGGTCACTTCTCAGTAACTGATATTGAAGAACTAACAAAAAACGCTGTTAGGGCATTTAATGAAAACCTTAAAGAACTATAAGAAGCTCTTTGGTGACTTTTGGGGGTATCACGAAACCGATATCCCCATTTGTTGGAATTGTAACAAAGAAGTGGCGGTGGATATTCATCACCTAATACCTAAAGGAATGGGTGGAGTCAAAAACAACAGGCTAAACCGCATAGATAATTTATATGCCTTATGTCGCAAGTGCCACACTTTAGGACATTCTGACAAGGAACTGAATGAGCAATGGAAAAAAGATTTATTAGAACGCATAGAATGGAAAAAGGAAAATCCCGATGGTTGGTGAAAAGTTATGCAAAGAGGTAGTGAGTATCGTTGAAACTCGTGGACGAGATTATGGCGATATCAAAACAAATCATGAAGAAATAGCAAAGGGTTGGTCAATTATCTTAGGAATAGAGGTAAAACCGCATCAGGTGGCTCTTTGTAATGATTGGCAGAAGACAGTAAGGCTAAAATCTAATCCAAAGCATCACGACTCATATAAAGATAAAATGGGGTACATGATAACCTACTCAGAGTGCATAAAATAATGGACATATATTCACTACAGTTTGACCCCCATAAAATTTCCCATCAGCAAGAAGAATTAGGTATGGCATTTGCTGACCTAGACACCGCTTGTGAACTAATGAAAAAAGAGGAAAAAATGATTATTGCGGAGTTAACGCTTCAGTTTTCCAGACAAAAAATGTATAAGAATATGAAAGAGTTAGATGGGTTAATATTTACCCATAACAAGTTTAAGGACTTTACTTACAGATTTAGTGAAACCTTAAAGAAAAGGAATAGAGCCAAAATCAGGTTTGAATCCTTTAAATCTTTTCGTGACGATCTTAGAACAAAGGTGGTCAACGAAAGGGAGTTAGCCAAAAACTTATAGAAAGGAGTTTAAAATGGCACAACAAACACAAACCCAAAAAATCCTTGATTACCTTGAGAGAGGTAACAAAATCACCCCACTAGAAGCATTGTACAAATTTGGTTGTTTTCGACTAAGTGCGAGAATACATATTTTAAGGCAAGAGGGGTATAATATCATAACGGAAAAGAAAAAAGTCGATGGTAAAACCTTTGGTGAATATTCTCTACAAAAGGAGAAAACTCATGGTTGAATATGATAACTCAAAAACCTTTTTTGAATTTGAAATGCAAAGAAAAATCGATAAGCAAAAAGAACGAGGTTTATCTATTCATGCAAGCGAAATAAAGGTAATGGATAACCTTTTAGATGCTCTTAACGAATATATAACAAGGTTTGGTAAAGAAAGTAATGTGTATGCAGAATGTGTTCTTCTCTATGCTCAGATCAATAAAAATAAAAAGAAAATTAAAGAGTACATGGATTTGATATGAGAGAGCATTTCGAAAAGTTTGATTTGTTGCCTTTATCCTTTTCACATCTCAATGAGTTCGCTTTTTACAGGGAACGATGGGCATTAAAAAGAATATTTGGCTATGAGTTCCCTACATCAGCATCGGGCATCAGAGGGCAATGTGTCGAGTCTGGTATCAATATGTTTCTAAATGGAATACCCATAGAAGAAGCTTCTGAGAAAATGGTAGCTGAATATGATGCTAATTGCTCAAGGATAAATGACCCTAAAGTAGACGATGAACGAAATAACTTAGTGCCACTGTTACAGCTAGGTACTAAAGAGTTTCAGAAATACGCTTACACTTGGAATCTATTGACCTACCAGAAGAAGGTAGAATTAGATATAGATACCATACCTTTTGTGGGTTACACCGACTTTCATTTTGAGGATAAAAAGACTAAAGAGGATTTTTATATTGATTTGAAAACGTCTAAAAGCCTACCGCAAAGGGTTAGTATTTCTCACGCAATGCAACAATCTATATATCAACACGCTACTAACGCAACTCAGCACCTATGGTATCTCAAAAATCCAACTAAGACTAAAGATGCTGAATTTATTGCTATGTCGCTAGATGATTATTCTGAACCTATGCGGATATGTAAGCATATTCTCAAAGTTATGGGTAATTACCTTAAAACTGTTGATACCCCAGACAACGTTAGAGACTCGTTAGTGCCTAATCCTGATAATTGGATATGGAAAGAACAGACAGTTCTAAACGCTAGAAAGGAAGTATGGGGATACTAAACCAAAAAACCCCTTTAGGTTTATGCTTAGAGGGGTTACAATAAACTAAATTGGAGTTCGAAAAAATGATTATACACGAAAATTCAAAACCAACGCAGAAAATGAAAGCATGGTATTTATTCACAGAAGACTTTGTTGCAGGTACGCAACACCTTACAAATGAAGAAGTAGGAATATACATAAGGCTTTTATGCTTTAACTGGAACAAGCGGTGTGCAGGGATACCAAATGATTCAAATACACAATACAGAATAGCCAATTGTTTCACAGATAATGAGAAAAAAAGCTGTGATAACGTCATAAAAGAGTTCTTTGTGCTTGTTAATGATCACTACCAAAATGAAAGACAACTACAGGAATATCTTTATATTTCAAGGAGAATGGAAGCTTCAAAAGAAAATGGTAAGCTTGGAGGTAGACCAAAAAAACCTAGCACAGAACCTAAAGCTAACCTAGATAAAACCCCCCTACCCCTTACCCCTACCCCTACCGCTAAACAAACCAAAGTAAGTTACGCACCCTCCTTTTTAAAATTTTGGGAAAAGGTAGCGAACAAGGTCAGTAAGGGAACAGCCGAAAAGAACTATATGAAACTAGAAGACGAATGGATAGAAAAGCCAGAAGAACTAGCAGATATGTATAATAAGTATTTCAAGTCGGTAGAAGATAAGAAGTTTGCTAAACAACCTGCATATTGGCTATCCGCTAAGAAGTATGAAGATGAAAAGCCTAAAGCACTAAGTAC